CAACCGTTCTCATCAGGAACGGGGAAAGAGCTTTTCCTCCTCATCGGAGATCTTGTCGGCCGTGAGCAGCCTCTCACCCCGGCCCACCCCACGCCAAAATTTGCCTGCGGAACCGCATGATTGGTAGACTTCGCCAGGTTTGGACAAGCGATTTCGCCTTGAGAATTCAGGGGAGGGGAAATACATGAAAATTGACATGCGCAAGCTGTCGGACATCAAGCCCTACGAGAACAACCCGCGGATCAATGATGCGGCCGTGGATGCGGTGGCCAGGTCCCTCCAAGAATTCGGTTTCCGGCAGCCCATCCTGGTGGACGAAAACGGCGTCATCATCGCGGGCCATAATCGCTTCCAAGCGGCCCAGAGCCGGTTGGTTTGTACGCCTTGATCTGGGAAATGCCATGATTTTCTTTTTGATGATTTCAATCGTATGGCAGGCAAAAGACGCTATACCGCTGCTCAGGTGATCGATGCCCTAAACCAGTGTCAAGGACTGGTTTACCTCGCCGCCGAGCGGTTGGGATGCACGTCGGAGACCATTTGCAACTATAAGCGTCGCTATCCGGCAATCCGGCAAGCCATCGACGAAAAAAGGGGCAAGCGAATTGACACTGCGGAAGCGGCGCTTGACCGGGCGGTGCTGGCTGGCGAATCGTGGGCCGTCAAGTTCATCCTGAACTGCCTGGCCAAGGACCGCGGCTACGTCGAGCGACAGGAGGCCAAGAATGCCTTTGACCCGGACAGCTTCCTCGCAGGACTTGGAGTCCTTGGCGAGCGAGTTAAACAAATCGCTCTGGGACAGGTTCCCGACCGAGATGGCAAAGTGGCGAGCGAAAACGGCGCCGGCAAAATCGCCTCTGGCGGCCCGATACCTGGACCCGGTGGAATACGCCCGTCAGGTCCTGAAGGTGGAGCTAATCCCAGTCTTCCAGGAAGTGCTCCGCAGTTTGACTAAGCCTCCCTACAAAACGATGGTCTTGTCAGGCCATGGAATTGGCAAAAGCCATGCGGCGGCCGTGGCGATCAACTGGTTCTTCGATACCTTCGACCCCTGCCAGATCATCACCACGGCCCCCACACAGCAAAGCGTCGAGCGCGTGCTCTGGAAGGAGGTGCGCATGCAGCGTCTTCGGGCCGGACTCCCCAACGTGTTCGTCGGGCCATCAGCACCTTTCATGAAAACGTCCGAGGACCACTTGGCCTACGGTTTCACCGCGACCAAGGGCGGTGCTCTCCAGGGCCGGCACGATCTGCGCATGCTCCTGGTGATCGATGAAGCGGTGGATGTGGCTCCCTACTACTGGCACGTCTTCAAGACCATGTTCAAGCCAGAAGAGGGGCATGCCATGTTGGCATGCATGAACCCCACGGACCAGACCAGCGAAGCGTATGCCCAGGACGAGAATGGCGGTTGGAGGACCTTCAACGTCTCGTCCATGGAACACCCGAACATTGCCCGGCAACTACGGGGCGAGGAGCCGCTCATTAGGGCGGCCGTGACCGTGAGCCAGATCGAGGAATGGATTCGCGACTGGTGCGACCCGATCAATCCCGAAGTCGAGGAAGTGCGCACGGCAGTCACCGAGCGGCAGCGGAGCGTGGAGTGGCTGCCGGGAAGCGGCAAATGGTACAGGCCATCGATCTTGTTCGAGGCCCGTTGTCTGGGCATTTGGCCGACGATGGCCGTGTCCGGGGTCTGGTCGGATGCGATTTGGAGCCTGGCGGTTTCGACCAAACTCAACGGTGAACCACGGCTGGTGCCTCCCGTTCACCTGTTGCCGGAGATCGGTTGCGACGTGGCTTTGAGCCGGACCGCCTGACGCTGAACCAGAGGGTTTTTGGCCGCCGATGATGGAGGTCGCGGTCCCCATTTTGAAAAATCACGGGTTTTTGCACGGACTCAGCAAGCTGCCGATTCTCCGAAAATGGCCGATTTTCAACTCTGAGGCATTCCCACATGTCCACCCACAGCCCGTTTCGTGGTAGTCTGAGGTCGCGTTTTGGCCCCGTGCAGAAATCGGGCCATTTGTCATCGAGGTAGCTTGCTAGCCCGAGCCCGCGGATTTTAAGAAAGTGCCAGTTCTTACAACGGCCGTCCTGGCGTGCCCGGTGGAAGTACTCCCAATATGACGCCCGAGATCATCGAGACGATACGATGGGAACTGGAGGAACAGACATGGAGAGCAGCAGCCCATGCCAGGCCAAGCGAGGCCTGGTTTGCCTGAGATGTGGTTCCCGCGAGTTTCTTGTGATCTACACGCGGCGTCGCAACGGCTACATCGCCCGGAGCCGGGAATGTAGCAACTGCGGCAAGCGCATGATCACCCGGGAGCGCCCTGTGGGGACATGAGGAACGAGGGCGAGTTCCATATGTGGACTTTTTCTCAAAAAAATGGGCGAAGCAGGCACAGTAGATGCTGACATGCCTTTGAATGCACGATACGATTTGCATAGGTGAAGCTTGTTCGCAGGAAGCGAGCAAGCCAACCACACTACAAGGCCAGGCGGGGCCGCCATCCCCGCGTGGCCTTTTTTGTTTGCCCGCCGCGAGCATAACAATGGCGAAACGGCGACGAAAAGAACAGGCCGGCGCATGTTGCCGGCAATGCCGTCGCGAGATCGCCCGGCTCCACAAGTTCATCCTGGCCCTGGCGGAACGGTTAGCGGCGGCAAGTGAGGTCCTGGGGAATCTGGCGGAGAAGAAGTCCGCGAGACGAAAGCGTTGAGGGTGACCCATGCCCGGTGGTCGTCCGACCAAGCTGACGCCCGAGATCATCGAGACCGTGCGGAACCTCATCCCCGTGGTTTTGTATTGGGAGACGTTGTGCGACTTTCTCGAAATCGAACGGAAGACATTCTACAACTGGCTGCACCGCGGTGAGGCGGAAGAGAAACGTCTGTCGGAGGTTGCGCGCTCCAAGCCCAGGAAGAACGAGGCCATTTACCTGGAGTTTTTACACGCTGTAAAGAAGGGTAAGGCTGAAGGGGCGATTCTGGACCTCAAGCGGATCAAGGATGGGGAGCCCAACTGGCAAGCATCGGCGTGGCGACTGGAGCGGCACGATCCCGAGAAGTGGGGGCGCAAGGACAAACGGGAGATTGACAAGAATGTGAATGTCAAAGTGACCACAGACGCAGACACAGATGTCGTGACGCAGCGGATACTGGAGTTCCGCCAGATGATGAAATCCATGGCTGAAGTTGACAAGGTGGTGTTGCCGGTGAAGGCGATTCCCCACATCGACACGACGGATGAGTGATGATCGCGGCACTCGCACCTGCAGTCCGTCTTCAGGGGATGGCAGATGAACGCCGTCATCTTTGCGTTGAGTTATCTCGGTGTGATAAGCTCGACAGAGTCTTTTAGAAGGAGTATCCCATGACAGCGCCCAACGATAAACCGGCCCCGTGGAAGAACAAGATCGTCGGCAACGCCCTGGTGCCGCCTTCTTCTCTTCTGCCCCACGACAAGAACTTCCGCGAACATCCCAGGATGCAGGTGGCCGCGTTGGCCGGGTGCATCGACGAGATCGGTTACATCCGCTCGGTCACGGTCAGCAAGCGCACTGGCAAGATCCTCGACGGCCACGCCCGCGTGCGCTTGGCCATCGATGAGGGCCAGGAGTTCATCCCGGTCGAGTACGTCGATCTGACCGAGGAAGAAGAGGCGATTGCCCTGGCGACCATCGATCCCATCGCGGCGATGGCCCTGTCGAACAAGGAGGCCCTGGAAAATCTGTTGTCTCAGGCCAACGCCCGGAACGAGGGCTTGAAGAACATGCTGGCGGATCTGGCCCAGAGAAACGGGCTCATGCTGGCCGGGCTCAACGGCGGTGGCTTGACTGATCCGGACAATATTCCCGACCCGCCGGATGCAGCGATCACCCAGCCCGGCGACTTGTGGATTCTCGGCGATCACCGTTTGCTATGTGGCGATTCCTCAAAACCCGAAGACGTCGATCGGTTGCTCGACGGAGAACCGATTCACTTGATTAACTCGGACCCACCATACGGCGTTCGCGTCGAGCCCAGGTCGAACAACGCCATCGCGGCCGGCCTTTCCTCGTTCCAGACGACGCATCATCAAAAGTTTGATGTCGAACGCCATCCCGAAAAGTCCCAGCCGACCACGCGGAAGCTCCGTGCCAAGGACCGGCCCTTGGCCAACGACTTTGTCACTGAAGAGGAGTTCGACCGGCTGCTGCATGCGTGGTTCGGCAATATGGCACGGGTGCTCTTGCCTGGGCACGCCTTCTATATATGGGGCGGCTATGCGAACTGCGGCAATTATCCTCCCCTCCTGAAGAAAGTGGAGCTTTACAACAGCCAGGCAATTATTTGGGATAAACAGCATCCGGTTTTGACCCGCAAGGATTTTATGGGCGCGCACGAGTGGTGCTTTTATGGTTGGCGTGAGGGCGCCGCCCATCGCTTCTTCGGCCCCAACAACGCCACCGATCTCTGGGCGGTCAAGAAGGTCAATCCGCAGAACATGATTCACTTGACCGAGAAGCCGGTCGAACTGGCCGAGCGGGCGATGCAGTACTCGTCGCGCCAAGGGGAGAATGTTTTGGATTTGTTCGGGGGGTCGGGTTCCACCCTGATCGCAGCTCAGAGGACCGAACGCAAAGCGTTTCTCATGGAACTGGACCAGTTGTATTGCGACGTCATCGTGCGCCGCTGGGAAGAATACACGGGCCGGAAAGCGATTCTTCAACGGGAGACTGAGCCATGCCAGGCGGACGACCCACAAAGCTGACCCCTGCAATCATCGAGAAGGTCCGGACCTTTTTGCCGGTCTGCATGTACATCGAGACCCTGACCGATTCGCTGGAGATCGAACGGAAGACCTATTACAACTGGTACAGCCGCGGGGAGGTCGAAGCGAAGCGCATGGAGGAAGCAGGCGAGGACGAACCACACGAGCGCGAGGCGCTCTACCTTCAGTTTTTCAGCGCCGTCAAGAAAGGCCTCGCGGACGGAGAGATGGCTGCGGCTGCCCGCATCAACGTGGCCTCGCAAAACACCTGGCAAGCGGCGGCCTGGCTTTTGGAGCGGCGCTTTCCCGAGAAGTGGGGTTCACGCCATCGCCTCGAGCACACCGGCAAGAACGGCGGGCCGGTGGAGCAGAAGGTGGAACACGTCGGCCTGCCCCAAACACCAATCCGCACCAGCATCCCGTGCGCTACGTCATCGGTGCCGACCCCGCCAATGGCAACCCGAACTCGGACGACTCGGCGGCCCATGTGCTGCGGGTGGACAATGGCGAGGAAGTCGCGGCCTTTGTCGGCAAATACGAGCCGTCCACATTCGCGTTCTACATCGACCAAATGGGCACATGGTACGACAAGGCTCATGTGATGATTGAGCGGAACAATTATTGCGACGGCCAGACGCTGGCGTGGATGGAAGGGCACTCGAAATTGATGGTCATGAATGGCCTGGATGACAAACCGGGCTGGAACACGTCCGAAAGAGCAAGGCTATTTTGTACGCCACGGCGTGCGACCAGTTCCGCAATTCGGAAACCAACATTCATTCCGAGAAGACCTATGCCCAACTTCAGAGCATCGAAGGGGCCACGCTGTCGGCGCCGCAGGGCATGCACGACGACCGAGCCATGTCCTACGTCCTGGCGCTGCAGGGGGTCTTGCAGAGGGCGAAGTGCGGTACAGCGGTGCTCAATTCTGATCTTGCCCCAGCGGTGCGGGCACAGAAGGATATCTTCCGCAACATGCCGGAAGGAGTAAATCCGGTGCCGATGGTGCGCGGGTATGTAAGGGACCGGACGCCGAGACAGGTGAATGTGATTGATTGGAGACGTGAGGGGTGAAGTGCCCGCCAACGTTGGCCCACGTCGCGTCGTGTCGCCCAGCTTGACGGACACCCGGCGGCAGGAAGCGGACCACCTCCTGGATCGGCAGCCACGCCTCACCGCCACCGTGAGTCCGGACTACGACCATTTGCCCGTCGTCTTCCAGACGATCCACCATGCCGCCGCAATTGCCGACCGTCGTGCAGACCACGGCACAGCCCGGCGCGATGTCGTCGCCCGCCCGATCCAGGCAGGCCGAGCATAGTGCCGGGTATTCCGCAATGGTGTCGCTCGGGCGTTGGTTGCACGCTGAACATGTTCGCTGCATTGGTCAATTCCTCGCTGGGGGTTCTTGATC